AAAGATCGTCAGATTAACTCAAGTTATGGTTGTGCCTACTATCCCTTTGTTCAAGTTAGAGATACTCTTCAAGGTAACTTGGTATACATACCAGCATCTGTAGCCGCTATTGGTGCCATGTCCTACACAGATAGGGTTAGAGCACCATGGTTTGCACCCGCAGGCTTCAACCGTGGTGGTCTTTCAGGTGGTGTCGCAGGTCTTCCTGTAGTTAATGTTACACAAAAACTTACATCGCAAGATAGAGACCTTCTATACGACGCCAACATTAACCCAATTGCTTCATTCCCAAATGAGGGTATCGTAATCTTTGGTCAAAAGACTCTACAGGTTACAAGAAGTGCTCTAGATAGAATCAACGTTCGTAGATTAATGATCTTTATCAAGAGGGGTATTTCAAACATCGCTGCTGGTATCTTGTTTGAACCAAACGTCCGCGCCACATGGGCACGCTTTATCGGTCAGGCTAACCCTTTCCTATCCGATGTCCAAGCAAGGTTTGGTTTGGATGAGTTCAAATTGGTTCTTGACGAAACCACAACAACGGCTGACCTTATTGATAGAAATATTCTATACGCAAAGGTTTACTTGAAGCCCACAAGAGCAATTGAGTTTGTCGCAGTTGACTTCATCATTAGTAACACTGGTGCATCTTTTGAGGATTAAACTAATTAATAGGAAAGCAGGAGTATAAATAATGGCTGTAAATAAAGCATCACCAATTCCACCATGGGCATCAGTTAAAATTGAGCCTAAAAGAGCGTTTAAGTTTATCTTAACAATAGGAGATATTCCTGCTTGGGTTGTAACTGGTTGTGACAGACCAAACCCAAATTTTACCGGGGGCGCAAATCATGAGTTTTTGGGACATCAATTTAAATATCCAGGTAAATTAACCTGGAGTGATGTTGGCGTTACTCTTGTCGAACCTGTCGATCCAGATGTATCAGGTCAAGTATTAGATGCAGTTATTAAGGCGGGGTACAATCCACCATCAACATGGACTGCTGATAACGAGGGTTGGAGAACAACATTTTCAAAAGAAAAATTTGTTAATGGCAACTTTGGCGATATTGCAATTAAAGTTTTAGACTCTAATGGCAATGAAGTAGAGTCATGGACCTTGTTTAATTCTTTTGTGTCTGATATTACCTACTCCAAACTACAATATAGCGGAACCGGCATCAACACAATAACTTTAAAATTTAGTTATGATTATGCCACTGTAAACATCACAGAGATTAACCAAAATTAATAATTGACATAATTACTATAAATGTCAGATATAAATTATTTACAAACCGTTCGTTATTCTTTGCAAAATAGTTTTCGATTTTTACTTAGAATCGATGATATACCTTTTGCAATGATAACTGGTGTTGATAGACCAAGACCAAATTTTAGTGCCCCTCAAGACTTTCAGTTGATTAATTGGAAATTTAAACAACCAGGGGGCATTGTAACTTGGTCTGACATCAATTTTAGCATTGTTGAAAGTTTTGATAATGAAAAGTTTGATAGTATCGCAGGAATTATACTGAATACTTACAAGAAATTTGGTTATGACAATCCGAACCAAGTTATAGAAAATGCTCCAATACTTAAAGATATGAATAAAAGAGCATTAATAAATTCAATAGGAACTGTTAAAATAGAGGTGTTGACACCAAATGGTGATGTTTATGAAGTTTGGCAACTTTATAATGCTTTCGTGAGCAAAATAAGTTTTGATAAACTTCAATACAATTCAAGTCAAATACTTGGCGCCACAATAACATTATCATATGATTGGGCAGACATGACATACATCAGTTCTGCCGGTCGTGAAACAACTTATTAACAAGAGGTTACAATGAAAAAATTTAGCATGGGTGAATCTAAACCATCCACTGATTTGAATGGTGCTACTTTCTTTTTGGAATTACCAACAAAGGGGAGGTTTTACCCAGACAATCACCCCTTTCATGATAAAGAAACAATAGAAATAAAAATGATGACAACAAAAGAAGAAGAAATTTTAACAAACCCTTCTTATGTTGAAAAGGAAATGACGGTCGAGAAACTTTTAGAAAGCATTGTCTTAGAAGAAGGTTTTGAGGTTAATGAAATATTTGAAACAGACAAGTTGGCTATTTTAATAGGCGCTAGAATTGACGCTTATGGAGAAGATTATCCAGCAATTATAGCATGTGGTGACTGCGAGAAAGAATATACTTTTAATATCAATTTAAAAGAAGTTATTGGTAATGTACGTGAGAGCGACATTGAAAAGACAGATAAGAATTCTTTGATCATTGAAGTGCCAAAATCAAAAAAGGTTATTGAGTTTAGGCTTCTTTTGCCAAGCGAAATAGCCTCGATAGAAAGAACTGTTGAAAAAATGAAAAAACTTAATATCAACACAAGTTTAATGACAGAGTTTTATAAAAGAATAATATTAAGTGTCGATGGGGATACGAATAGAGACAACATAGGACAATTTATTGATAATTTAAAAATAATGGATTCACGCTTTTTATCTGCCACATATTACAAAAGCCTGCCAACATTAAATACCGTCTTTAAATCTGCTTGTGCTCACTGTGGGCAAGAGCAGGAAGGGGGTATGCCTATCCAGGCGAACTTTTTTTTCCCTGAATTCTAATTATATTCAAAGAGTTTATGAAAATATGATGATTATGGTCTCAAAGGGATGGTCTTATACTGAAATAACAAATATGCCAATAACAAAAAGAGACTGGATCTTTACTCTATTTGAAGAAATTTTTAAGCCTGACGAGGAAGAGGAGAAATAAATTGGCACCGCCACAAGGATTACTAGAAGCCCTCCTAAAAGCAACGCCTGAAATTGCAGGTTTAAAAACTGAGATTGAACTTCTTAGGGCTGCACAGAATCAATTAACAACGTCAATTGGGGAAGGTGGCTTTGCAGCAATAAACCTCCTTGGCAAAGTAAGACAATTACAAAAAGAAGCGCTTGTTGATCTTGGTCTAGAGGATTACAATAAACAAATAAATCAAACCGTTGGCTTGTTTCAAAAGTTAAATAGTTCCTCCAATAGATTGGGTATTAATTTCAAGACGATTAGCGATATTCAATTTGATTTAACAAAGAAGTTTGAAGGTTCTGGAATTTCGCTTGGTAATTTAAATCAAGTTATCGCTGCAAATTCAAATCTTGTAAAAGATTCAACATTGATTGAGTTCTCTAGAGATCTTGCCTTTCAAACTCCAATGACATCAAAACAAATTGGAGATTTGCAAAATAGGATCATTGGTTTGTCTGTGGCTCTGAGAAGACCACCAGCGCAAATTTTAGGTCTTGTAAAAGAACTGGCGGCATCTGATGCCACCTTTGCTCAATCGGGCGAAACTCTTTTGACCCTTGCTACTCGTGCCGAATTGGCTGGTAGAAGACTTGGTATATCTGGTAAATCTATCAATCAGACTCTTCAAAGTACAGAAACAATTCAAGCAAGAATCCAAGAGGGTGGTAGACTACAATATTTAGCAAGCAGGCTTGGTCTTGATGTTGATCTGTCCGGTATTTACAGTCAAGATCCTGTGCGTAGACAAAGGGCAATATTAAACTTTGCCCAAGCAGTAAGTGAGGCAGGAGCAGAACTACCACCAGGATTGAAATCTGCATTTTCTATTGCTTTAAGAGGTACAGCGACTGGTCAGGCTCTTGGTGGTGCAGGACGTCGTGCGCTATTGTCTGGTCGTCGTTTAGATTTGCGAGAGATTGAGGGAAGGATTGCCGGTGCTCAACCGGCAGATATTGGTGCCCTGAGACGTGACGCTGTAACGGCTGCTCAGGTTTTACAAACTCAGAGAGAGGCAAGGGCAGTTACAGTTGGCTTAAGACAAATTCAGGCGACAACTCTAAGAGATAGGCAATTGGGCGATGCCGCCAGGGTTTTAGATCGAGCCGCCATAGATATTTCTACAAGAGTCGCCAGGGCAGCAGGTCAAGGCGTCGAACAGGGTGTTCGAACAGCATTTACTGGAGTGGGAGCCGGTCTACAAGAAGGCGGAATATTACAGACGGGCGTCACTGGTCAGAATTTAGCAGCTCA